TGAAATGGCTGCGCGGCCGTCTGCTGCGCCGTGGCGTTGACGGAATTATATCGAGCCAAAACCTCTGGTGGGATTTGAACGCTCTGGGTCGTCGTGCCAGTCTTGCCACCCATTTCAATGCTCCGTCATATGCTCATTATGTCCGGTCTGGACGTTATAAAGAAAAAACGCGCCAGCTGGAGGGCCAAAAGAGCGTTCGTAAAATCTTACCTTGGCTTCGGTTCGCTGATTTGAAAGCACTCCAATGATCAGCGGAAGGCCCAACTCGTCTGCGACACGTTTAGAAAACTCACACAAGGCCCGAGCGTGGCCGTATCCTTGACTAGCTCGTATCTTGTGGCCTTTATTAGTGCGGAACTCTGGATCGACGAAAATCGCCTTTTCTTCGAGCATCGGACTATTTGAATACCACATCTCGCTTGTACGCAAAAGGACCGCCCCCTCGATCTTTTCGCCCGGCTTCCCGATAATCCCAACAAGCCCTTGCCAAAGGTATAAAGCAGGGCGGATCATGCCGAGCATTTTGGTCGGGTTAATGTCTTTGATGCCGTTTTCTTCCCAAGCCTTGATGGCTAGGGCAAGCATGGCGTCCTCGTCTTCTGGTGTACCAATTCTAATTTCTGGTGACATTTAATCTCTCTTTGGCCCCGGTAATTTCTTTAACGTATCTATGGTTTTCTTGCGGTAACCCGTCACGAAATGATCAAGGATATCATGCCCGTGGTCAATATCCCCACCGCCCAAACGGGTGACATCTTCAGGCTCAATAACATATTCTCCGCCCGCGGCAACGATTTCGACGGGCGAGGCCCCGCCATCGGCACGAGCGCCGTATGGTTTGCCTTGCGCGTATGGTTGCGGCGCTTCGGAATAGGGCTGCGTTGCATTTTGAAAATATGGTTTCGACGAGAACATGCGGCGGGCGATTTTGAACCCTGCCATGGTGTTGCCTTCGCCCATTGATGAGATGATATCGGCAGGGATGACGTAGGATCCTGACTTGACATTCATCGGTAGATGGTCGGTGCGGCCAGCGACTGGGCTATGGATAGGCCCTACATGGGTCATGTGAGCAGGCTTGGCATACTCAACTTGAGGAACTGAAAACGGCCCACCCTCGGCCTTTGTATGACGAGCCGTGTTGAGCGCGGCCGCGATCGCTTGATCCTGCGGATGACCCGCGTGGATCATTTCGGAGATGTTATGGCTGATCGTTTTTTGCGATTTACCGGGGGTTAATGGCATGACGACCTCAACTATATGACACGGCAACAATCATGCCTGTGCCGGGGGTGATAACAATACCTTTGTTGACGGGCATATTGATGGTGTAAATACCAACCGTGTTAGGGATGATGGCAAGGCGAGCGCCTGTTACGGCAGTTCCAACAGAATTGGCATCATATATGGTCCCAGTTGTGGAACCCGCAACAATAACGCTTACTTTAGCCATCCAGCCCGCAGCAGTTGCCAAATAAGTTGGCGTTGATATTTCATAGCTATTTACAGTACCCGCAAGATTTTGCGTTGTATGGTTTAAACCATTGATTCCTTGAACACCGTTTTTTTGAGTCGTAAGAATATCGTCAAGTGAAGCCATTAGAACCTCCCGTCAATCTGATAGCGATACCGGATCGCACCAAGCCGCCAGAACGTACCAACGTCGTTAGACGATATATTGAACGACATTAATCTTGCCCTAATGCGAACTGATATATATTCGGTCGCTTGCGTCATGGTGTATGGACCATATGCCACTGGTGTATCGCCGGGGTAATTGGTAACGTAAAATGTAATCTGCACCGTAGCATTCGGATTGCCGGAATACGTTCCCCACTTCATGTCAGGCCAAATTTGATCGATAAAGATCAAGTTATCAGCTTCATTGAGTTCAAAATAACCTGTTTGGAAAGACGACAACATAGCGGTTGTTTGGGTGCCATTGGCCGCGTCATTGCCTACCTCGTGCTGATATAAGTAATTATCAGACCCAGCACCAATAGGAGGCCCAAGGACAGATTGATCAATCCAAGCAGTACGACCCAAAGTCCCAAAATCCCACTGCTGGAGAACCGTATTGTATTTAACATAGCTATCATTCTCGGTGGATGATGCGGATGGATAGTACCATGTAATCTCATTAAATTGGCTATTTACGCCGCAAGCAACTTTATAAAGGTATGACGTATTGATGTTTTGGAAAATAACGTCCCAAATTGGGCAGGGAATAGACTGAACACCTGATCCAATCATCATGAAGAACTGCTTTTGCGACATCCAATAGACAGCGCCATTTAATTGGCCTGAACAATGGCGCGATACTGCTCCGCAATTGGAGCCAATTTTGTTGAACCCGTAAACCAATGGTGCGCCAATATATTGCATTGCCCATAAATCAAGGTCGGTCCACAAAAGACCTTGTTGCGAAGCTTGAACACCTGCAACAATTTTGGATCCCGTTGGAATACGGTAAGACCCCGCCTGATTTGTGGGGGTCGCAATCCATTGCGTGAAGTCACCAATGTCTGACCACCTAACCAAAAGCGGATCAGGTGATAATGTAAATGAAGAGCCATAAGCAATCACTTGGCGCTCTGGCATCGCAACAAATGCGCCGCTGTTTACTAACGGACAATTTCCGCCAACAATCTGTGCATTTTGTAATTGACCGCTTGGGTCCCAATAATAGATTGCACCACCTGCCGGACAGGCAATCAAATCTTGACCAAAGTTATCAAGCGTCCAATCAGTTGCCGTGATAGGCGTTCCGGGAACACTTGGCTGCGTAGTCCCGACACCAAAGCCACCAACACCAAATCCACCTACGCCAAAGCCTGTGCTAGTAGCCTGTGGGCCTTGAGCAATATAAAAAGTAGCTTGAATATTCCCGCCATTAATATATACGCTCGCGCCGCTGGTTGCTGTATTTTGGGCAGAAAACGTAAATACACTGCTCGAAGTAACTGTTAAAACAGTATAAAGCCCAAACAGGGCTACGCCACCAACCGTTGTTGAAACGCCAATGTAAAATTGATTTCCAGCACTGTATCCGTGGTTGGCAAGTGTACAAGTTATGATTGATGAACCACTAGTTGTGGTAAAATAATATGAAACGCCAGGCGTATAAGGCGAGGCAGTTGCGTTGCTCGCTGCTTGAATTGAATAGTTTGCGCCATATTGAATAGTTCCAGCAACAGTTTGAGACCCTGTTGCGGTGCTTGCGAATGTAACGGATGTCGTGGACGAAGATATAACTGTCCAAGATCCGTTATATTGCAATGGGGTAACGCCGCTGATCAAAATAATTGAATTAGCAGGAGGCGCAACAGATTGCGTTGGAAATGTAATCGTTGCCGTTGTTCCATTGCCGCTTGTTGTGCTTGTTGCGGCGGTGACTGCAGCAGTTGCCGAATAAATAGGATAAGGACCAGTTAAAACCAGCCCACCAACAGCAACAGGCGTGACATAATCAACATAGTCTAATGTTGACGCGATGAGGCCATAATCAACAACTTGAACGACATTTGATCCGTTTGTCGCCGTAAAATTAGGCCCAGAACTAGTAGGAGTTATTTGAGGCGTTATGTTAATAAGCGTGTTGTTTGTCAAAACTGTAAGAGATGTTTCAGCGCCAATACCAAGATGGTTAGTGGCATTAAGGTCTGCCCATCCTTTAAGCGCCCGAATTTTAGAAGTAATTGCTGCAGCAAAATAAGCTACCCAGCCGCCGAGCTTTTGCGCCAATCCATAACCATTTCGTTCAGGCAAAAAACGAACAAGCTGAGACGATGAATACGCCGCTTCATTCAACGCAGGAGTAGTGTTGGTTTCGACGCCGGGCTTTAGTTTAATCGTATTATGAGGCATTTGTTACCTCGTTGGCGAGGCAAAAGGTGCAGGAGAATAAGGCGTCCATGCAGCGGATTCAAATTTTTTGCGATTTTCTTCGACCATGGCGCTTTTGAGTAGGCCCTGATATTGGCTTTCATATGTCTGAGCCATGGCAGGATCATCGTTCAAACGGCCAAAGTTGCGTTGGTAAGCCGATATATAAATCATGGAAGCCATGATGAACATATCCGGCAAGTAGACAGAAATGTAGGTTTGCGTGTTCGTTGCAGATAACGGAGCAGAACGCACGGTGCCTGTCAAACGAACGGAATAAGTCGAATCTGGAATAGGCCCAACGATCATATTTTGACTAGTCAAACCAGTTGTCGCAGAGTCGCCGCCATAAACAGCAAAGTATTGCGGAAGCCCTTGCGTTGAGCCTGCACCGTAGACGTTCTGGATAAATTCTTTCCCGACTGGCAAAAGAGGTGCCGAGTTGCCTGACCCATCGATAACTTCAAATGTTTGCATAACCACAAACTGAGCTGTCGGGATCGTCAGTGTGCCATTGCCTTGCGTAAAAGAATAGGACGAGTTGCTAATCTGGGTCGATAGGAAGTCAAGGTCACGCTGCATCCGCAGTTCGGCATAGGAGATCATCTGAGGCAAAATGATCTGGAAGTTGGTGTCCGTTGTCGGAACCACTGCCATAGTAGCGATCTGCTGGACGTAGGTGTTATAATCCATGATTACACCATGTTAAATGCGGTTTTCTCGACCTCTAAGACGCGCCTAGACCAGCCTTTTCCGAACGTAGCATAAGTTGAGAGCGATTGTAAGAAGGCTAATCGGGCTTCGCAAACTGCCGTAGCAACATCGCGAGGGTTTGCCGTTTCACAAGCAGCAAGCGTGGCGGGGCCGATTTGTCCGTCGACGGGAGTAACACCGAGTACCGACTGAAGGGTTTTTGCGGCCCGCGACGGACCCGAGTTGATGGCAAAATCAAAGACGGCATAATCCACGCCTTCCGGCAGATCGTCGCCCTTTATCGTATCCCAATACTTGGCTTTGTATAGGGGCATGACGTCATTGGGCGTTAAAGCCTTAATGTCGTCTTTGGTCACAGGATGGCCAACCCAAGCTTCCCAAGTTGCTTTTGTGCAACCGAGATTGGTCGCCCCGCCTGGGTCGGCAGTATTATCAACGTAACCGCCTTCATTGCGAAGGACGAGCGCAAAACATTGGGGGAAATTTTCTTTCACTGCTTATTCCCCAAAGAAGCCGTCAGGGCATCTGTCTTTTGCTTAGAGCCTGCGGACGATCCAAAATAGAAGCCCATGACGCTTGTCCAAGCTGTGCCAAGCGTACCGATCAGCATAAGCAATGCTTCACCGCCCGTGGCTGGAAGGCCAAAGTGCAGGATGTACGCAATGATCCCGAAGAAGCCTAACGTGACGCCAACTGCCAATACCCGTGGAATCCAGTCACGGGTTGCGATTTGCATTTGACGGGCTGAGTCACGGTCTTCTTCCGATATCTTTTCCAGATCGATGTCCAAAGATTTCATTTGAACTTTGAAGTCGGCGTCAATCTTTTTAAGAGCGGCAAGCTGATCGCCTGTCGGATTGGCAAGAGCCGACATAATGTCGTCCTCGGTTCCGTTTTCGTGACCAAATAAAGCATTTGATACAGCCTTAACCGCCATGCCAGCAATAGGGCCACCGAGAGCTGTTGCAATCGTGGGAGCGACCGACCCGATCAATGGGCCAAAGGTTTTCAAAATGTCCATGTTATTTCACCGTTAAAGTTAAAACGATACCAATCAAAGCAATGCCAAGCACTAAAAACCCAACAATGCTGCTCACCATAATCAAATCCTTACGCGCCTCTTCCTGTTCCTTCAATGCAGCGGCGGCTTCGCGAGCTGCTTGTTTTCGCATTTCAATGACCTGCCGCTGTATGCCTTCCCATGCCGCAGGGCCGTATTGACCAACGAACAGGTTCTTCACCTGAAGCTGCATATCGAGGGCTTTGGCTTTGACGGCGTATATCTTGACCGCCTCTGCCTCAAACTCGGCTTGAGATTGAAACAGTTTTTTCTTGCGCGGCGTCGATGCGATCGTGACAATCTGGCCCACTTTACCAAAAAGGTTGCTCACCTTCTCGGCGGTCTCCATCATATCCTGACCAGCATCAACGGCGGACTTGATTGAGTTATATATCGCGGTTGCGCCAGCAATCAGGGTGAATGGATCCATGGCAACCTCAGTAGGGCGGAGCTTGTGTTTGTATAACGGGTTGGGAAAGCTCGGTAACTTGCATGGCAATTTGAGACTCAACCCCTGCCATACTAATGCTTTGCGCCACCCACTGATAGGCCATAGCTTGCGTGATATCGGCATATGGAACAAATTCAGCGGGATTGGGGGATCCAAGGGTTACCGTGCCAGAGGCCGAAGACGTGTATGTTCCGTCCGATCCTGTGCAGATCCAGTTGATCCCCGTCACGACGTTTTGAAGACTGTCGTAGGAAGGGTTAACGATAAATTGGGGAAACGTCCAAGTGAATTGCATCGTTTTTTCAGTAAGGGTTAGGTGTCCAAACGACAGCAACAGGAGCAGAATAAAGAGTAGTTCCCCACCCGCTACTGCCACCTTTACAATCATATTGAATAGCCAAGTTAAAAGTGGTTCCGTCCCATGTTGTGTAACACCGAATAGCGTTGGTATCACGACCAGCGGAATAAGTATTTTGTCCCGCACCC